GGAGGACTTGGTAGGAAACGGCGACGGCCTCGCTTGGAAGGACGTCAGGATTCTACAGGGTTTGATCGATTGGACTGAGACATGAGGTGCGCCATCTGTGACGCTAAGTTGCCAGACAATCAGCCCTTACATAATGACATATGTTCTGTCTGTCGCCACGCAATACGCCAAGCCTACACCTACGAAATCGAAGAGGACGATAACATACAATGCTTGCAGCCTTCATTGGAAAACTACTAACACAAGCCTATAACATGGAGACCAATATGAAACGTCGAAGCAAAGAGGCACATGCCTTACAATCGCCATTGTATCGCCAACGTGTCAAAACGACAAAAAAGCATCCTTATTATGACGCTAAAGAGGTCATAGATAACGACTTCTCGCATGAAGGATTAACCCCCGTTGGATACTACATAGAGGATACCGTAGAAGATGAATAGAGACGAAATCCTGGAAACCGCTTGTAAGCTAATCAATGGCGAACGTGCTGAACAATACGGAGACGCATATCTAAACCATGCCAGGATTGCGGCATTGTGGACCACCTATATCCGCTCAAAGCCTAGCGACCTAACGCCTGTCGATGTTGCTATGATGCTGGTCTTGATGAAAGTCGCACGTAGCATCGAAACACCCAAGGACGATAGTTTTGTCGATATAGCAGGATACGCAGCACTGGCAGGGGAGATAGCCAATGTCGGGAAATGATCCCTTTCCCCTCGATGGCTTGTACTTTTCTGAGGTAATGCAGGTGTCTGTCTACATAATCGTCCTGACAATATTTTATATTTTGTTCAAGAGGTTCAGATGAGCAACGGAATTACAGGAAGCGCCCCGTCATTGCCCTTTCAAATGTTTATGAAAGGCTTGGAGGATGTATTTGGTCTGGACAAGTCTGTAACCCCATTTCTACAGACTTTGGCTGAGATCAATAACAAGCCAGCTGAGTATTTTATCTGCATGGCCCTTGAGGAGTTCAAGATTTATCTTGACCAAGAGCCTCACTTTGATGTAGACTTGGAAGAGGAAGACGACGACGGTCTTCAAACGATGTTAAGCAAGAAGGTAAATCATTAGATGAGCGATGTTGTAGCCGTTAAGACCCACCAACCCTGTGACAAATGTGAATCATCAGATGCCGTGGCTGTTTACAACGACGGGCATACATATTGCTTCAGTTGTAATAGCTATGGCGAGACAAGAGAGGATTACGTGCAACCCTTGAGAAAACAACCCAAACCAGACACGCCTTGGTCCTCCAGGAATATATCCAAGGCAGTACAAGACCTTTACGAAGTGACCGCTACCGACCTTAGAGTTGTCTTTCCCTATTTCGACAACGACGGTATGCGAGTTGCTGCCAAGATCAGGCTGCAAGGAAAGGAATTCAAGACAGAAGGAGACTTCAAGAATTCAGTTCTTTTCGGAGCGCAGACCTTGGGCAAGGATGTCGGGGTAAGTTCCAACACCCTGATCGTCACTGAAGGCGAAGCAGACGCACTGGCAGCGTTCCAGATGGCTAACAGTGTCTCACCAGATGCTCAGACCTACAGCAAGGGCAGACACTCATCCAAGATTGTCCATGTAATGTCCATACGATCAGGACAAGCCAGTGCAGAGCGTGACTTCAAGAGCAATCTTGAACTGCTTGAGAAATTCAAGCGGGTGTTCATCTGCTTTGACTCAGAGCCAGAGGCTCGACAGAACGCTGAACGCTGCGCTAGGCTACTCAGGCCCGGTAAGGCGTATATCGTAGAGCTAGAACACAAGGACGCTTGTGAGTACACTGCCAAGGGCCTACAGAGCGAGTTCCTTGCACGGCTGAAGAATACCCAGTGCTACACCCCAGCTGGCATCAGAAACGCCGCTACGGACTTTAATGGGTTATGGTCTGAGCAGAACCTACGCAGTATGCCCTTTCCTTTCCCACAGCTGCAAAGCAAGACCCTTGGCACTAGGGCCAGGGAGATCGTCACTTGGGCAGCTGGCACAGGGGTAGGCAAGAGTTCTCTGCTACGGGAGCTACAACATTATTATCTGAAGAACACAGATCAGAGCATTGGCATCATTGCCCTTGAAGAATCAGTAGATCGTACTAGGCGTGGTATTTTGGCGGTTGAAGCCAATGACCGCCTACATCTTAATGAAGTATTCGAGAAGTATTCGAGAGAACAAATCAGGGAATACTTTGACAATACTCTAGGAACTGGACGAGTATTTATCTACGATCATTTTGGATCTCTGGAGATGGATGACTTGCTGGATCGTGTCCGGTACATGGTGCAGGGCTTGGATTGTCAAGTGGTATTTATTGACCACCTAAGCATCCTAGTGTCAGGTTTGGAGGTTGTTGATGAACGTAGGGCAATTGACCGCACCATGACCCTCCTGAGACAGGTCACTGAAGAGACAGGTTGCTGCATACACCTAGTCACGCACCTGAGACGCTTATCGTCTGACAGGTCGCATGAGGAAGGCATGGAGGTCAACCTAGGGCATCTCAGGGGCAGTCACGGGATAAGTCAAATCAGCGACAGCGTGATATCCTTGGAAAGAAACACACAAAGCGACGATCCTGTGGAGTGTAACACCACCACCCTGAGAGTTCTAAAATGCCGGTACACTGGTGACGTTGGTACAGCTGACCGCTTGCTATATGACAAGAGTTCTGGTAGAATGGATGTAGTAACAGAGGAGTTCTAAGATGATTAAATGGTCACACAATGAAGAAATTACAGCTGAAGAGTTTATCAGACGCATAGCGCCAATGGTTTGCGAACCAGTTTCTACATTGATGGAGTGCGACGGTGATATGTGGATGAGCGACTACAGCAAGCTTGTTTCTGTCTATTGGCGTTTGAAGAATGCTGTAGATAGCATGGATGAAGAAGCAGACACGCTGGATATGCTATCCAGGACGGGTGGAAAATATGGCGGCTAAACCCAATACCCTAACGTACACCCCTCGCACCAAGGTGCGTAGACGAAACAAGCTAAGACCCTTCAATCACTCTAAGAAGGTTTCCAAACGATCTGGTTTCAGAGACATGAGAAAACGCATGAGAGGACAAGGATGATCAAGGTTGCTTTAAAGGACTCTATGGGTAGTGATCTTTCAGTGGTCAACGCCGCCAGAGTAAGCTTTGACAAAGAGCATGAGTATGTCAAAACTGGCGATACTAAGCTTATAAAGTACCTTGCCAATAACGGTCACTGGTCTCCGTTTGCACACACCAGCGTCCAGTTTAGGATCAAGGCCCCTATCTTTGTCGCTAGGCAGTTGGCAAAGCATCAGGTAGGCTTGTCATGGAACGAAATTAGCAGGAGATATGTTGACCAAGAGCCTGAGTTCTATTATCCTAAAGAATGGCGAGGAAAGCCTGTGGATAAAAAACAAGGTAGCTCTGAAGAAATAATTGATATCAATCCTGTTACTAAATCTGGACCTGCAATGGTGGACGATTATCACCACGCTATTAAAAAGTGCATATGGACCTACAATAGTCTTTTATACAAAGGCGTTGCACCTGAGATGGCAAGGATGGTTCTGCCCCAGAGTATGTTTACCGAATGGTACTGGACAGGTTCTGTCTATGCCTTCTCCAGGGTTTGTAAGCAGCGTTTGGGCAAGGATGCTCAGAAGGAAACCAGTGAGGTTGCGTCTTTGATATCTAAACAGTGTGAAAGAATTTTTCCAATCTCTTGGGGGGCTTTAAACAATGTTTGAAACACCTGTTGTCGAGCTAACGCATACACCAACGGCACAACTCTTGGATAGCGATGGGAAGCCAATCGAAATGAGACAGATCATCTTGACAGTTTATAATAGATTTGGTAAAATTTGTGATACATACTCCCAGAAACAAGGTCAGTTATACTGAAGGAAAGTAGAGTGGAAAAGCACACCGTTAAAACTGAATATTCAAAACGCCCAGACGGGCTTTACAATAAGTGGGAGCTATGGTTAGCTTCTTGGTTCCTTGACGATTTAAGGGACGAACCAATGTGGGTTTTGACAGATGTGGTGGATGGAGACGGCAGGTGAGAACAGTATTCCTCGACATAGAAACAGACGATTTAGATGCTGCTTTAATCTATTGCGTAGTTACCTACGAGGAATCCGTATGCTTTAAAGAATGGATAGAACCGGACGGGTTAGCCGACTACCTTAAAGGGGCTGTGGTAGTCGCTCACAACGGCCTTAGCTTTGACTTTCCTGTATTGGCTAGGTTGTGGGACATACACCTTACAATGGACCAGATGCGGGACACGCTTCTATTGTCAATGATGGAGAACCCAGCTAGGGAAGGAGGACACAGTTTGAAATCATGGGGTACTCGTCTGGGATACGAGAAAGTAGAGTTTAACGACTTCACAGCCTTTACCTCAGAGATGTTAGAGTATTGCAGACAAGATGTTACAGTTTGTAGGCACCTATATCGTTTCCTACAGAATGCTATGCAGGAGTTCTCAGAGAAGTCCATATCAGACGAGCATCGTATGAGGATTGTAGCAGACCGGATCAGCAACAATGGTTTCAAACTGGACAAGGACAAAGCTGTCAAGCTGTATAACGATCTTGTTCTGGAACAAGAACAGATCGAGCAAGAGTGTCGTAACTTATTCCCACAAATTATCGAGGAGAGGTATTCCGATAAAACTGGTAAAAGATTGAAAGACAAGGTCATCGACTTCAATCCATCATCCAGACAACAAATAGCGTCTAGACTAATCGAACTGGGGTGGGTTCCTACAGAACTAACTCCCACTGGGCAGCCCAAGGTGGATGAGAAAACATTGTCCAATTGTAATATCCCGGTTGCGGAAACATTGGCTACATACTTTATGCTTCAGAAGCGTTCTGCTCTTGTAAAGTCATGGGTTACGTCATGCACAGATCAAAACAGGGTTCATTGCAAGTACCGCACCTTGGGAGCAATTACAAACCGGATGAGTTGCGTTGATCCTAATCTACAACAAGTCCCAGCTGTCAGGGTCCAGTATGGCAAGGAGTGCAGAGAGTTGTTCAAAGCTGCCCCTGGTAGCAAGTTACTGGACACAGATGCAGCAGGGCTGGAGCTTAGGGTACTGGCCCACTACATGAGCGACGACAAGTTTACCAAGGAAGTCCTAGAAGGAGACGTACACACAGCTAACCAGAAAATGGCAGGACT